GGTTTTTATCCATCGGCCAGGCTTTATCCAGCACATCAGTTCGCAGCAGATCCCAGTCTTCAAGATAAGCGGCAGGGTCAATCGGCAGGCTTTCACCGTTCTTGTCAAATCGCATCGACTGCCTGATGTTGTAGCGGTCCACCAGCCAGCGCTCGCCATGTGCGCCATATCCCATGATCTGCACGACAAAGCGACGATTTTTCCCACCCTGAACATCTACCGTTGCCACAAGGAAACGAACACCCTCTGGTACAGCACGTTTGGCGATTTCCTCCGCCCTGGCCATCAGAACATCCGACTTTCGCTGCTCAGAAGCTGACTTCGGCAAATATGGCAAACCCCAGTCAGTGTTGATGACCGCTTTCAACGTTTCTTCACTGTCGGTAGCTTCAAACGTTTGCTCAGCCGTCAGTAATTTATAAACCAGCTGTGCCCAGGTCTGGTATGCAGCTGCGGGCCCTTCCATCCAGAATGAAGCGATACGTGACCGCCGAACGTCACCGTACCTTTCCCCATTGGATCTTATTTTTTCACCGTCCTTTAGCCATACTCCCCGCCCGTTAAGTTCGCGCTTTTGGTTGGCCTCTATCCGGCCGGCGCAGTGAGGACATTGAAGAAAAGCTGCTTCGCTGGCGATCACCGGATCTTTATGTTCACGGAATCCCGTCATGTTCGATTTCGATGGCTGGAAATATTCGCCGCAATGCGGACACGGCCAGTACCAACTACGACGATCACCACGGTTATACAAAGACAAAATCCCGGTGGTTGGCGGTGCTTCGTGCGGGGAGGTTTGTCGCCATTTACCGTTGATCTCCCGCCCTGGGGAACTTTCAACCAGCGTCATACCTGAAGACATAAAAGTAGTGGTACGCTTGGATGCCAGCGTGAACCCATCACCTTCCCCATCAATATCGTCTGGCCAGCGGTCATAATCCGTCAGGGCTACAAAACGATAATCCGAAGAAGACATGATGTTGACCGACGGCCAGCCGATTTTCAGGTAGTTGCCTGCTCGGAATGTTTTGTCATGGACGTTATTGTCATTTGTTCGTGGGCTAAGACGTTCAGCCACCTTTTTACTGACACGAAAAGTCCTGTCGAGACGCTTTTTAGAATGTTCGCGGGCTTTCTCTTCTGTCATCTGTATCAACAGGAAATCCGCAGGGTCACAAACAATGGTATAGACAATCCAGCCGTCGATTAACCCCACCGTTTTTCCCGTACGCGCAGGGCCAACAAACACCACCGCATCATATTCCCGTGAAGCCAGGCAGTTCATCGGCTCAATGATATAGGGAGTTAGCGTTGGATCCCAAGGAAGAGAACTCCCCGCCCCCATCGGTACCCGCATAAATTTTGTCACTGCTTCCGCCACAGGCATACGCCGGGGGGGCTTCAGCAAAGTGGCAACTTCACGACGCAAGGCGCTGGCCGATGCGTAACAATTAACTGTCATCGTCGCCATCCTCAATCGTCATAACTTCCGCCGCCAACATTTCCCGCATTTCATCTATTGCCGCCTGCGCCTCAGCTATTTGGTCTGGTCGCCAACCACGGTCACGCTCTAACTTATCCGGCCAGGTATCAAGCACCTGAGAAATGCCTTTAACCAGTAACGCCATTTCCCGATGGGCCTCCGACGCAGGTAGCAACTGCTTGAGTGATTCTTCCAGCTTGATGCGCTCGTTTTCCGACTGGTACCAGTCCTTGCGGTCTTTCGGCCCCATCTTGTCAGGGTTTTGAATATCATCGATATCGCCAGGCTCACTCACACCGAACAACATCGGCCCCACATCCTTCAGGGCATAAACAGGGTTGCCTCTCACCGTATCGGCGATCGGCGTATTGGCTTCAAGCAGCCGCTTTCTTACCGTGCCGCGGTTCAGCCCAAAAGCCTCAGCAATCTTCGCTACGCTCCAGTTGTAGGCGTCCCCCAGATTGCTGATATTGGACATTGACACCTCACGTTGTCAGGTGAAGTCACGATTTATTTCGTTAACTCAAAGGGTTGCAAGCTGGTCAGATGACAGTGGGTTTAAAGATTTGTCACCTGAAATACGTTTTTATTTATATATTTCAAATAGTTATAACACCTGCTGCCGACAGCATGAAAATCCGAAAACTAGCCGTTTTCCGCGAGTCCGCCGCCCCGTGGCAGGGGTCCCCCCTCGGGAGTACCTTTTGATAATAATTATCAATTACAATTGCATTGAATCAGCCACTCACTGAATGGCTGCTGCGATGCTTATTTAGTCAGTGGTTCAAACAGAGACAAGGCTTCCTTGCTTTCCTGAATCGCTTTCATAGATCTCGCAATAACCTCGTACTGAACCCCTTCAAGACGGTTGAATTGCTTCTCAAACAAGGCCGCCTTAAAGGGGTTGTCTTGAACAAACTCGATTGCGTTGGCTGCAGCTGCAGTGTCGTAACCAACTAACTCCAAAATCCTGAGGCGAATACTCTGCCCTTGTGTGATTTCTACCGTTTCGGACATTTAAAGCCTCAAGTTTTCAGGGCATAAAAAAACCCGCCGAAGCGGGTTCAGTTATTGGGAGTTAGGCCTGCTCATTTTAAAACGAACGGTAATCTCAAGATTCTTATATGGTTTATTTTTTTCGAACCGCCATTTTGACATCGCCATAACAAGCGCATTCTCAAATAAACCTCGAGGGCTGGATTCTATTATTCTTATCTCACTGACCTTTCCATCTTTATCAACATCATATTTTACTTTTGCATATCCCTCTATCTTATTGTCATAAGCATAGATTGGGTATACAGGATTCGCTCTGGATACAAGCTTCGGTTTAGGCCCTTCAGTTACACAAGCGTTGAGGGAGAAAACCATTAGTATGGTGAACAAAAACTTGAGCATGGCAAAATCCTTTTGACAAAATGTATAGTAGTCGCCCCTCACAAATGATAATGATTTTCAATAATCACGCAATTGTTATTCAATCACTTTAATCTAGTGGTAGCACGCCGCCAGGCGTTGAGCGTCTCCACCTGGCCGGCGCAGATTGATAACGCTGTTTGCAGCGTCAGCGTGTAGCTCACCACGTCGCCCCAAGTGTTTCCCTGCAGCTCTGGCTGCTCGCATGGTGTAAACACTGATTCAGGGGGTAACAGGACGGTTTGCTGGGGTGCCGGTGGCGTTCTGCTGCAAGAACTCAATAACAGCGGCAGGCATAGGACTATTGCCACATTTATCGCTTTTAAGTGCATCGCGTAATTTCCTCTGGTACGTTTCCTCATGCTGGCGTAGTTGCTGCTCTCTACGTTGCTGCTCTGCAATCAGTGCGCGATTACGGGCGTCATCCGTGCGCAAGGTGGCGATCAGTCCTGACTGCTGCGCCAGCGTCTTTTGCTGTTCTGACAGTTGCTGACGTGACAACGCCAACCGGTGCGACAACAGCGAGTTGTACCCACCCAGGCAGATTGATACCACTAGCAACAGTAATAGGCCGCCACCGGCTAATTTAGTCAACCAGCCACTCATGACAGAAACAGCTCAAGTTCTGCTGCCCTGCGCGTTACCAAGCCATTCAGCTTCACTCCACCAGCATTTACCCATTTTCCGAACTCAGCAGCAGCCCCCTGCTTATCACCTGCATTCAGCTTTCTAAGCAGCGTTGAAGTGCTCAATGAGCGCAATCCGAGGTTATAAGCAAAGCTCACCAGCGCATCGAACTGGCCCTGTGTTAGTTTCACCTTCACTAGTTGATTAACGCCCTGCTCATACTGAACAACGCCGCACTTCAGCAACCGATCTGCTGTAGCCTGGTCAATCAACATGCCGGATCCGATCTTCTTGCCATCAACCGGTTGAGTCCAACCATAGCCAATCGTCCAGACACCTACCGAGTCCTGATAAGCTTTAAGCTCTAAACCTTCGAAGCGCTTAATCAACTCAATGCCTGTTCTACTTATCTGCATCACTCACTCCTTTCCTGTTCAAGCCGCTGATGCGCTGCAATAGCGATATCGCGGCCTCTCGGATTACCCTGGCCCCAATGACGCCAACCACAGAGAACACAAACAGCTCGATTTTCATCGTCTCTGTTTTGGATAATACGTCCCCCATGCCCGGCAGCATCTCAATGAACCGAACCAATAACGGAGAAAGGACTGGGACCGTAGTTACTGCAATCAAGCCGGTGAGTAATGCATCCACCAGGGCGGTACGGATCTTGCCGCCGTAGAAAAGAACGCGACCAAATGCCAAGGCTGATGTAATCACCATGCCATTTATCCAGTTGGCGTTGTTCGAATAGAGATTTGCCAGCCAACTCAGAAAAGCATTGTCATTGTGGGGCATTTTCATACCTCCCCCTTCCGGGGTTCTTTCCCGGTTACGGGTTATGGAAAAGGATCAGCCACCAGCCGTAAACGAGTCGGCGATACGGGGTGTGCCAGGTGTGTGTCGGATGTTGGCTGGGGCTGAAATAAAAAAGCCCCGGATATACCGAGGCCATAGAACAAATAAAATTTGTTGGTGTTAATTTCAGGTTAATCCTGACCAATCAACACGGTAATGCTTGGAAGCGCATAGCCACCGTTTGAGCCTTCACTAACCGCTTGGATTGAAACGGCCTGATTAGGCTCAATGTATGTATTCCATGAGTTACAAGCAGTATCTGGCATGGAAGAACCGCCAGGGAAAATCGCACCTTCCGCTTTCGCCTCGGTGACCCAAGAACCGTTGAATACCAGCATATGTTTCGCTCTTGATTTACCGCCTGGCGCGACAGCCATCAGAAGCGGCACACAGACGCGGCGACGATATGATACTGGTGGAATATGGAAGGTGTAACCATTGTCGAGGTAATGAGTCTCTGCAGCTTGCATGTTATATCTCCTTGTAAAATGTTTGATTTTCACATCGCGCTATCTGGCGACAACCAAACCTTACAACGAGAGTAGAGATCATTAACAACGGTCAGGATTGTGCTATTCCTTACACAACACAGTCATACCTGCTTCTGTCGTGGCATTGCCCGACCTCAGAATGATGAAAAGATACCGCACAATATCCACTAAGGAATGAAAGAACCACCAAGTTTTGATGATCGAACTCATTCTAATTTTTCATTCAAAATCAATTAGCTAAAAAGCGAAATGAAACGTCAAAATTCAATGTGGTATAGTTAACATTATATCACAAAACAGAGGTTCATATGACACAACACAAACGTATTCATACTGCATTTGAAGAACTAAAAAATCAACATCACCCTACTATATACTTACTCCCTGAATATTCTGCGAACTCAAATCATCCGTATTACCTGTGTAACTTGGATGGAGTTGTGCTTTACGTGAGTTTCATCGATGGCGAATGGGTTCCCCCCCCAGAGAAAACCCCTAAAAAAAATGTAAATGGGCTAACCCCACTAACTGAAGAGGACATATTTCATTATTCAACTATTCTTTAGAATTACATATCAATAATTATAATTATCAAGTTTGTAAAAAGAAGTTTCAATCCAGACCTTACCTGCAAAAACCAAATTAATAGAGATTTTTACAGGTAATAAGCGACACTGCTACGCAACCACTCTTATCAGACTAAAACACAATTTGCGGACCGCGTTAGCGGTTTTTCATAAATATTTTCACGTTCGGTTTCAGGATCCATCTCAAGCCGGATGTCCAGCATAGACAAGCAACCTTCAATGAAGTTTTCCCCCATCTGCAACCCTATCCGGATCAGCTTCTCGTCCTTCTTGAATGCTCGGGCGATAGCTCTCTTTTGTATGTTGAAAATGTAATGCAGTACGACCAACTGATACTCATCAGGGCGCCGACGTTTAAGCTGTGCCATACATCCTTCAATCACCAATCCATCATCGTCGCAGCAAGATAGTCGCGATTTACCCGTTTGCGGGATAAGCCCCTTAAACCCTGCAGCAATTGGTGAGTAGTCAACCCCGCTGTTATCCCCTGATGCCCAACCGCCCCACCGCTCTAATACCAACTGAATATCTCTCATACTTTAATCTCCAGGCGTCTGGCCCGCATGCCAGCTCACCTATTACTCCACACAATTAATTAATATGTTATTTTTTCGTAATTTCCTGATGCATATTTCAAAAGATCAATACCCTTTTGGCATAGCTCACCATCTCTATCAATTATCCCTTTAATTTCTAGACCGCCTTTACTTACGCCATTCAGCACTCCTGCAAGCACTGCTTTTTTATATAATTCAATCACATCATCGTCACTAATTGAATTCAAATCCTTTGCCCAATTATCGTCAATTAGCATAAACCGTTCAACAAAAACCATTCTTGATTCAGTTGCGCCAAATTTAGTTATTGCATCAGCATAAAACAACTTTTCATTAACCGTTTTTTTGACTTTTATTTTTGTTATGACCCGTCCGTACTCCGCAGCATTGCAATCAAGGCTTACAGACATTTTACATAGTAAATCAATCCATTCGTGAGATAAAATTATAGTGTCATCTTTAATCCATAATTTAGCTCCTAAAATATCAAGCTTACTATCATAAACCGGCGTGGCAGCTGAAAGTCGTATATTGCTAGGGAGATTACCTTCATGTATAAGTGCGTTTCTATAATGTTTGTATAGAATATCTGCTAATGACACATAATTTCCTTTATACTCAATTGAAACCATGTTTGGGGCTTTCCCTGCTGCCTTCTCGTCTCCAAAAACTATTTTATATGCAGCTATATCAAAACACAATTTGAACTTTTCTCCGTCACCCATTAAATTCCTAGGTTTAAATTCAAAACCACATTTCTTACATGAGTTTATGACTATAGCTTTTAATGTTTGTTGTTTTTTATTAAACATTTTGCTTGATGAGGCTGCAAGAGCAAGAATCGACAAAGATAATGCACTCTTAAATTTTGAGTTAGACTTCATAAAAATCGCATCGTCTACCAACCGCTTAACCCCCATTTGTGACTCCTTTTGTTATATTGCTTCAAATATCTCATTTATTTTATAGCACCAATAGATAAAGAGTTGTCAATAAACCTGAACCACACCTCGATCTGAGTGCCGTGCTCCTCTTCCCACCGTGACATGTCACGATGCAAATCATCGTGATGTTTCCGGCAAAGCGGAATGGTAAAAAAATCGTGCGCCTTGGTACCCATGCCACCCTGCCCATGACCGATGATGTGATGGGGGTCATCTGAAGGGTTACCACAGCACGCACAAGGCTGAGACTTAACCCAACGAGTAAACTTTTCACTCGTCCAGCGTTCTCGCTTTGGAATCTTGAATAATGCCTTTGGCGGCTCCGGATCGATTACCAACACCTTCGCGGCCTTCTTAGCTATCTCCGCAATCTGCTGGGTAGGTGACAAACTGGGGGTAATATCTGCCTCTCTTCTGTGACCGGTGGGAATGGTGCGCGGCTTAATACGTAACGAGGCGGCAGCGACATCATCCGGGATCAGATCAATGACCTCATTCACCCAGGCCCACCAGCACAGTTCCGGTAAGGTCAGTTGGTGGCTCTCATCAAACATGAAGTGAATTCTGGCCCGGTACACCACGAAGTCAGCAATATTTTGCTCTGCTATGGCTGATAGCTCATCCACGGTCTTATCACGGTACAAGTTCGCATGGTGCCAGCACAGGCGAATAGCACCGGCGCCATAACGCATGGTCTCCATGTTCTTGTCGTGATAATCGTCCTCGGCGCATTTCCACTGGCATTCGTTACGGCGACCTAGCCAACTCTCCAGGCTGTTGATGCCACCAGCGGCAGCAAGAACACGCTCATGCCGAAAGAACGGGTGGAAACGCGGATCACTGGCTAACTGCTGCTTAACTGCCGGCAGCGCACCAGAGGGCATATCGCGAAATTCTGTAGGAACCGTGGCCACCAGCACCCGATCACCAAACATAGGCAGTAGTTCAGCATCAGGCTTAAAGATTACCTGTCCCAGCTCGCGAACAATGAACCCTTTTATCAGCCCACGCATGGCACCACCTCGCTGATCTGTAGTTCAACCTTGCCGCCCTTGATGACTGGCCCCC